ATTAAGGAACGATTCTGGCGTTACGACGGGAAAATGTACCAGCCTTCGCGGCAAATCAGAGTCTACCCGGATGCTTCAGGGGGCTCCAGGAAATCGCAAAACGCGTCTGAGACTGATATCGCGCTGCTTAAGCAGGCTGGGTTTACCATATCCGCTCCTGCCGCGAACCCTCCGGTTAAGGATCGCGTGAACTCCATGAACGCCATGTTCCTGAATGCAGCCGGAGAACGCCGCTATCTTGTGAACCAAGCGACCTGCCCAACCTATGCCGATGCCTTGGAACAACAGGCGTGGTCCGCAAATGGTGAGCCTGACAAGACAACGGGGCATGATCACCCCGTTGATGCTGCCGGGTATTTCATTCATCAGGAATACCCACTGATTAAGCGCGTCTTTTCCCTTCAACAGCAAACAGGATGGTAGGCCATGTCTGTGCTCAACAGCAAATTTATCACCGTCGCCACGCCGAACGCCGACATCGTGGCCTACCGCCCAAAGCTCCAAATGGTCAAAGACCTTATGGGCGGTCAGGACGCTATGCGGGCCGCCGGGTCACGGTATCTCCGGCAATTCCCCGGAGAACCGGAAAAGAAATGGGCCGCCAGAGTTAAAGGTGCAACGCTGCTCAACGTCTATGAGCGCACGCTTGCTTATCTGGGTGGCCAGGTCTTCGCCAAGGACCTTCGCGTGGTAGGCGATGGCGCAACAGAGCAGGATGCCGCCCTGGGGCCGTTTGCAGAGATTGTTGAGAACACAGACGGCGAGGGGAACAACCTGACCGTTTGGGCAAAACGGTTCTTCCATGCCAGCATCAACGACGGGTTTGGGTTGATTCTGATCGATTCCCCGCATGTCGAAAGCCGACGTGGCGAGGGTGGCGGGCGAGAATTTTTGGCGGGGATGGACGAGTTCGGGCAAGAACAATGGGAACCGCTCCATGCCGGAAACGCTGCGGCGATTGGGCTGCGGCCAAGGTTTATCCATGTCCGGGCCGAAAACGTGCTTGGGTGGCGTTTTGAGTTGCGAGGCGGGACAAAAAAACTGACCTTACTGCGTCTCCTGGAAACCTACAAAGAGATGGGAGAGTGGGACGCGGGAGATGTAATCAGAGAACAGGTTCGGGTGTTGCGGCCCGGTCGTTTTGAGGTGTGGCGTCGGGCTGACAACGACAAAGATGTGTGGTCCCTCTTTGACGAGGGGAATCTTCCTGGAGATGAAATCCCGGGAGTGTTCTTCCGCCCAGGGAAGCCGCTTGGAGAGGTGACGTGCTGCCCGGCACTGGAGTCGCTTGCGCAAAAAAACATCGAGCATTGGCAGAAGCAGGCCGAGCACAACCAGATGATGGTGTGGGTCCGGTCCCCAGGAACGGCGTTGATTGGCGCCGACGCGACTATTGGCCCTGACGGCATGGAACAACCTATCCCTGTTGGCCCTGGTGTTGTGACCAGGGTCCCAACTGGTGGTGATATCAAGTCGTTCGGCGTTGACCCTTCTTCTGTTACCGCGTCCCGAGAAGAGCTTGAAGACTTGCAACGCCAAATGGCCCTTTTTGGATTGCAGCTTCTTATGCCGCGCACAGGTGATGTGACGGCTACGGAAAAGGCGATCAATTCAGGGGAAAACGACTCCACGCTCAAGGGGTGGGCAATGGAACTCAAAGATGCCTTGGAACAGGCCTTCGTGTTCGCCACGGTGTTCATGGGTGGTAGCATCAAGGCCCCATCCATAGAGATCAATACCGAATTCCGCCCGGCGATCATTGGGGACGACACCGCGATGACGGTCTTGGAGGACACGTGGAAAAACGGGGGGCTTTCGAAGCGGACGTGGTGGCGGGAATTGCAACGCAGGGGCGTATTAGCGGATGATTTCGACCATGCCGAAGAGGAGGCCAAGATTGAAGCCGATGCGCGCCAACAGACAGGCCCGTCGTTGGATGCGGCCAGCCTGGCGGACAGGATGCTTGCAGCCGGCGGGACTACTCCGGCAGGTCAGGGTCTGGGGCAGGCGGCGTAGCCATGGTTGGCCCCTCGACCTGTTTACCCGTTATGCTTGGATCGGTTGCCCATACGTCGGGCGGAATGACGGTAGCCATAAACAAGGCCTTCCCGCGTGCGATGTTTTCCATGGTCTCGGGATGGCGTTCGCGGATGCGCTTGCGATATCGGGCAAGCATCCCCGCGTCACTGTCTTCGAGTTCCTCGGGTGTAAACGGGCATCTCGGTTTTTTCTCCATGGCGGGGGTGTAGCCGAATGGGAACCGCACCGCAAGACCTCCTGAACATCTATTGGTTGGGTCGTCAAATTGCCTGGCGCTACAAGCTCGACGCCTACGACAACGAGGTCCTCAAGCGCATACAGGGATCCTTGGCAACGGCCCGGCGAGAAATCCAACTCAAGTTCGAGGCGCAGCTTCTCCGCACGGATTGGTCGGCCTCCCGGGCAGAAGAGGTGCTTTATGCCCTCGATGAGTTGACCCAGGGCGTTCGCCTGACCCTGGCCGACCAGATTGGCGAGGCGGCCGGGTTCGCCGGCCAACATTCCCTCGCCGAGCACTCGGACATCCTGAGTGTGGGCGGAGCGGCCGTAAATGTGAGCTTCGTATCCCTCTCGGCCGAGCAGATTCGCCAGATGTTCGTGGACACGCCCCTGGGTGGAAAGACGCTTTCGGCGTGGGTCGATGCCGCCTTCGACACCACCGTCAAGGACGGAATCAAAGAAGAGCTGAACGTCGGCATGCTTCAGGGCGAAGGCTATCCGAAGTTGGTCAAGCGCCTCTCCCAGGGGTTCGACATGCTCAGCAAGGAACAAGCAACTACACTGGCCAGAACCTATGTGCAGTCGGCCAATGTTGCGGCCATGGAAGCAGTCTATAAACAGAATGCTGACGTGGTGAAGCGCGTAAAATGGCGGGCGACGTTGGAGCCTGGGTATAAAAATACAGGGCACGGAACATGCCTCCGCTGTTCGGCGCTCGATGGTCGGACGTGGGCCTTGGACGATACGAGTCGGCCGAATTGTCCGCTACACCCTCGCTGCCTCACGGGTGAAACGCCCGTCTTTGCCCCGAACAAAATCGCCGCTTTTGTCGCCCCCTACAGCGGCCCGGTAGTCGATATTGGCCTTTCCGATGGACGTCGGTTTGCCGTCACCCCGAATCACCTGTTCCTGACGAGGGACGGATTTACCGCTGCGCAGGCGCTCCGCGAGGGAACAGATATATTTGACAGCCCCGAGGCCCAAAGGAAAATCTTTGCTGATCCACACGATGACAGGAATCCATCCGCAATCCAAAAGGTAGTCGAAGCGTTTGCGAAAACGCCGGGCATGGGGACCATACGCGTGCCACATGCCACCGAACACCTCCACGGCGATGGGGAATTCGCTAATGGCTATATCGATATTATAGCGCCCGACAGCCTTTCGAGGGGTGACCGTGAAGCCTTTGCTCGTAAGTATGGCCGCAAGCTCGACCTCCTGCGGCCCGATGTGCCTCTTGTTCCGCTCCCGGCCGAGAGCAACTTTTTGGGCCCACTCTTCTGGTTGAGGTTTGCCTCGGGCGGCTTCATGCGCGGCCTGAGTGTTGCGGAAGTTTTCCTCGGAGCTTCGGCCAGCCATCATCAGGCGGTTAGCTTGGGCGCTGTCGCGAATGGGTACACCGGCGGACAAGAGGCGGGGGCGAATTGCGGCCCGGCTAACGCCAAAGCGCTTAGCAATTTCGTTTTCAGAGATCCCGGACAAATACAAGGAAGTCACCTCTTCAAGAGGGATGTTCAACCTTCGTTTGGGAATTGTCTTTGGCTTCCTTCCATCGGGACGAATACCGTTCCTTTTGAGAATGGACGCGATGCAGGAAATAGAAACTCCGTGGTCCTTCGCAATTTCTCCAGAAGATTCTCCGGAAGTATAACGTCTGCATACGTCTCTTTCACAAGAGTCAGATACTTTACTGGGCATGTTTATGACCTCCAAACTGCATCATCACTTTATTATGTAGGCGGGCTTCTGTCCAGTAATTGTCGCTGCGTGACAACACCAGAGACGATTTCCTGGCGCGACCTCGGCATACCGCTTGACGAACTGCAGGACGCTGCCCGGCCCTACACCATGCGCCCTGACAAAACCATAGGGGTTGGCGGAGCGCGTGAGATCGAGGAATACGGTTTTCACCAGGGCGACTACGGGAGCTGGTTCGAGAAACAAAGCGATTCGTTCAAACTCAATGCTGTGGGGCCTGGCCGGCTGGAACTATTGAAGTCTGGAAAGGTAAAATTCGGCGATCTGGTGGATAGCAAAGGGGACCTGTTGACCCTGGAGGAACTAAAGCGTGTGCATGGAAATTGAATCATTGACGCAGGCCAATGCCCAGGCGATACAAACCCAGGAAGCCTATGGCGTATCGTATTCGCCTCGGTATGGCGCCCGGTGTCCGAGGTGCGGTGAATTGCCTGTGAAGGCCTACCATCGCGAGCCTTGGAAGGACGACATCCGAGAGAGATATCATCGGTGCCCGGCATGCGGGTTGCGATTCAAATCGATCCAGATGGACCCGGTGTGGCGGGAGGTTTGCGGGGGTTGAATGATAGGAGCCGCCCTTTCGAGCGGCCCCTTTCTTTTACGCCTTCACCGGTTCGGGCGCCGGCCCTTGTCGTTTCCCATCCCGTTCACGGGCGAACGCTTTGTTGAGTTCTAAAATCGCAAGGGCCAGGGCCACGTCCGCGTCAATGCGCTTGGGATCGCTCATGGCCCTACCCCTTATTGAGCAACATCCAGGTATTCCGACATCCTTCCAGCGCGTTATAAACGCAGCGGTAGGTCAGCCTGAGCTGCTCGTCGGCGACGGAGAACAGGTCGAAGACAGGCGACATGGACGCATCGAAGTAGCTGGACACGTCGGAGGTCCGGCCG